AGATCGTGCTGTCCACAAGCTTAATTTGCATATTTTCCTCTCTTTCTGGAGGGATCCTGAGTTAAATGGCAAGTTAAATATAGGTATGATGGTAGGCAGAAGCCAAGGGAACGGTATTGATTGCTTGGATCAATCTTTAAATGCTGGTACTTATTGGGTAACAATTTCTGGAGGTTCGATAAACCTTCCAGATGATCAGATATACGGTATGTTAATCGTGTTGTCAGGTACAACAAGACTTTTTATAGAATATCATTACCATCATATTTATATAAATTCATATGTTAACAGCACCTGGAAAGGTTGGAGAAAAACCTTAATGGAAGAAGATTTAGGAATGACTACAATTTCTATCAATACTGGTCTTACTTGTTACAAGATTGGAAAAATTGTTTTAGTCGACATGAAAAAAGAGATAACGCTTGTTGACGGTTGGAATACCCTTTCAACTGCCGTGCCGGAAACAATCAATCATACTTTTGGCGTATGTGGAACTTCCGATGGTGTAACATTTGGAATGATTAGTGTGAGTGGAACTACCCTTCAAGTCGAATTTCCAAATGGTACTGCTGGTAAAACAATTACTGTAAGAGGTTCTATCGTTTACTCTACAAAATAATAATTTCCGTTTCTATAAGTATCCAATGTGATTTCTACGAAATGTATTCATTGGAACTATTTTGCGTAAAATAGTGTCAATAAACAAATTACAAATTATGATAGTATTGTAGGCGTTTCCCACACTCCGTTATTATATCTACGTAATGATAATGCACTATAACTTCCACGTGGAAATTGTATTGCTATACCAAAATCCCTGGTTCCATAAATACCACATATCCAAAAGCATCGATCAGCATTGAAATTTGTTAAGACAAAAACAAAACTTCCAAAACAAGACGGATCGCCAAGTTCGTTCCAATACCCCTTCAATAGTTCAAAATGATCAGAGTATTTTGTATCAAATAGCATCCGAGTCTGAATACATAAAGACCGACCTCCCATTGTGGAAATCACATTGCCATTTAGATAAGAACTGTAAAAGATGAGAACAAAATAT